ACTGTTCGTCATTGATAATGAACTCACGATCACTCATCGTCTGCGTCTCCCATAGGTAGGTCTGATGTTTCAAATACTTTCTTTTGGATTTCTTCCTTTAGGTCTACTTCTTCACGAATACTGGCGATAGCAGACTCAATACCTTGCCACTTGCGATCTCCGTAGTAGTACCATCCACCCTTACGAGTGATGATGTCTTTTACCACTGCAAGTGAGGCTACTTCTTTTGCAAAGTCAAACTCTCCTGGAGCACATTCGCCACCTTCTGCAAAGTAAAAATCAAAGTAAGCAACACGTTGTGGAGGGGCGCTCTTATTCTTGAGTGTTCTTACCTTAATACGTTGACCAACTCTAACTTTGTTGTTTCCTGAACCAACTTCAATCCACTCATCACGCTTTACTTCGCAACGAGTAAAGAATGCGTAGTTCTTTCCTTCCCCACCAGGGGTAGTGCGAGGGTCACCGTGCATGACTCCGATCTTCATGCGGTATTGGTTGATGATCAGACCAAGTACTGGTCGCTCATCTTCAACAAGTGAGCGCTTCATAGCAGTTCCTACAACGCGAAAAAACTTATTAGTGAGTAAAGCGCCCCGTCCCACAGTCGCTTCAGACATGTCTTTTTCCATTTCGGGTGCGGGAGACAGAGCAGGAAGAGAATCAATGACAATCGCATCAACAGATTTAGATTCCGCAAATTGAATAACGGCTTGATACGCCTCTTCCATGATTGAAGTTTCGACAACGATAACACGATCAGTATCTACCCCACACATCTTTGCGTATTCTGGAACCCATTGCTCTGCAGCAACCCATACTGTGGTGTGATCAGGATTTACTTGTTGATTTGCTGCAATCGTTTTAAGCGCAAGCGCTGTCTTGCCATGCGACGGCTCACCAATGAGTTCGTTCCACTGGTTACCAGGAAAACCCCCTCCAAGAACATAATCAAGGGTAGTACTACCGCTAGTAATACGGGGAATAAGATCAGAGCGAATGTCACTTGCAAGAACAACAACGTTATCTCCAAACTTTTTGTTAAGAAGTGCGATAACTTTCTTTGCATCATCATTCATTAATTCACTCTTCCAATAATGTTCTGTGGGTTGTAATTGTTTGTTGTGTCATTTCCTCGCGCTGCTTTAGCAGAGCCTTCAATATGTGCGCCTGCCAGTGATCCGTATTTACTACCTGACTGTTCTACTGGATAACCACAATCCATGCAACGTGCTTTTGCACCCTGTACAGACATGTATTTATCGGAACCACAGTCTGGACATGAGCCTGTCTGACTAGAACTTGGAAGACGAGGACCTACAGGTGCCTGTGTTGGTTGAGGCATATGTGTCATTGGCATCTGCGATGGGGCTAAGGGCATATTTGCAGGACGTGGTTGAACTGCAGGCTGCTGTATCTGTGCACCTAACTTCTTGGCCCAAAAATCACTCATTTGGCTTCACCCCATTTGTCTACAATTTTTACATCTGCAATAAGAGGAACTGTAATCTGTGGAAAAGAAATTCCCTCCATCGACACGCGGATTGCCTCTGCTACCTCATCTGCAAGATGTTCTGGGGTAACAGTAACCAGTTCATCATGCACAGTCAAGAGCACGTTTACCTCTGGTTCGTCTAAGAAGCATGAGTGTGCCCTAACAATGGCTAATTTCATGATGTCTGCAGCAGACCCTTGAATTACGGTGTTAAATGCCTGTCGTTCTGCCCTGGATCTAAGGCTTTTCTCATTACTACGTAACTCTGGAAGATAACGACGTCTTCCTAGGAGAGTTTCTACATATGGGGTTGGGCGCTTATTTTCGGCTAAACGCACAACTTTGGCCTTGTACCGAGCAATATCGTGGAATCGCCCTGTGAAATCCTCAAGAAGATCTTTGGCTTCTTTTAAACTTAAACCTAGTTGTTCAGCAATCTTATCTGGGCCTACACCATACGACATGGCAAGAACCAATACCTTACCTGCTTTACGGTTAAGTCCGACTGTGTCACCGATAGTGGTGTACACATCTCCACCTTCTAGGTAATTCTTCATCAAGATAGGATCATTAGAAAACGCTGCAATAATACGGGGCTCAATTTGAGAATAGTCAGCAACAACTAACTTGTATCCCTTGGGTGCGATGAACAAGTTACGAATAAGTTTTCCGTACTCACCTCCGCTTGGAATGTTCTGCAGATTTGGTTCAGAGGAAGAGAACCGACCTGTTTCAGCACCATGCGCTTTGAAATTTGTATGAACTTTGCCTTTAACAAGAAGTGAGTCTTTCTTGATGATCTTAGACTTTCCTAGATTAGTTCGGGTAATGTCTCCACCAAGATATGGCATCACATATGTTGTCATCAACTTGTTTAAGTCCTGGTAATCCAAAAGAGCATCTACGAGATCGTCTGTGCCACGAAACAACTCAAGAGCATCAGAGGATACTGAGTAATGCTGGATTCCTAGCGGCTCTCCAGCGTTCTTTTGAGCGTACCCTTTAGGAGTAAGTGCGATCTTCAAACGAGTATTTGGCTTTAATCCTCGTCCACCTTCGCTCTTTGGGCTAAACAACATCTTCTGCTTTTCAGGTATGGAGTTAAGAGAGAAGGCTTCACCAGTGATCTTCCACGCACGTGCCTTTGCATCATCTAAGTCTTTATCAATACGTGTTTTTAAAGTTGTCAATTGTTCGGTGTCGATCGTTGCGCCTGCTAATTCCATGTCGCAGAGAGCAGCAACTACATCCATCTCCAACTTCCACACTGCCTGAAGACTGCCTTCAAGTCGTGGGTCTAACGCCTTGTACAACTTCCAAGTAACTTCAGCGTCAATTCCTGAATATTTTGCAACGTCTTCAAATGAGTGAACTTCTACCTGTGCTCCAACACCTTTTTCAACGATGATACCTAGTTCCCGTTTGGAGCAGTCAGCAAGACCAAGGCCTAGACGATTGCGGTTATCAATAATGAATGAGGCCATTAAAGTGTAAAAAAAAGGTTTAGTAGGAACTACTCCTCGGTAGTATTTTGCAATCGACTTAAGGTCAAACTTGACATTGTGACCGATCTTCAACTTATCACTAAAGAACAACGGCTTAAGAGCCTTAAAGACGTCACCAGGAAGAAGTTGTTTAGGTGCTGGACCAAAGACTGGTCTCCAGTTTGCTTTGTTCTTAGAGTAATCAGCATCGGTAAGTTCTTTACCTTTTGCAAGTTTGGCTTGACCGCCTTTAAGAAGGTCTTTATCCCAACGCAAAAACTCACCATTTGGATGTCCCATGGGAATGACATCAACGCGACCTTCTGTCGCTAACGAAATCCACAAAACGTCGTTGACTACAGGTTGGATTCTATTTTCACCAACTGTTTCGACGTCAAATGCAAATGCATCTACCTTGGAGTAATACTCAACAAGGTCTTCTAACTGTTCTTTTGTTGTAATTATGTTCATTTATCCCTCAATAAATAGATGGAGAGAGCCAGTGATAGGGCTGGCTCTCTACCGTGATTGGAAGTTACTCTGATTCGCGAGCGACTTCAAGTAGTTCTGAGCGAGGGGATTCTCGAACTACCTGTGCTGCTGTGTATGGCACAGCATTCGCTACTAGAGCATTGACCTGATCAAGGTCTAACTTCCAGTCCTCAGCAAGATCACGAGCGCGAACAAAGTTAAAACTGTATTGAGTTGTTCGGCCCATTCCCATGCGAGAAACTTCCCAGAACTCTCTTGTAAGAGGTCCTTTGCGCTCATCCTTGTGGGATGCAACGATTTGACGTGCTAGAACTGGAGGCGCAGTAAGTACTTGTACTGACTGTGTATCACCGCTAAGAACCAAAACGTTCCATGCGAACTTGCCGCGTGGCTTGTCTCCTAGGATGTCGCAGAGTGGGCAACCATTTTCTGAGTTGGCACTGCAAACAAAGGACTTACGACCCTTTGGGCGTTCGATCCAGTGTTGCTCATATACTGCAAATGGCTCATCTTGCAGGAACTTGATGAGTTGAGATGACTCCGTAAACTTGAAGTCAGTTGGGTATTCGCTAGATGTTTCTGGCTTTAGCAACGCTTCAAGAGCGCTCATACCAGATTGGATTGTTGTTCCTACTTTTGGTGTAGCGTCTTCTTGATCTGGATCAAGTGCAGCGCTATACGCGTCAGCAGCAACTGTTGGTTGTGTGATAGGCATGTGTTTTCTTTCTGTAAGGGGCACGGCATAGGCTGTTGTACATAGACGTTGCCTAAGTCTGGCTCTCGGTTGTTGTGATTTCCTTCCAACGCTCTACTAGAGCCTCTGTAAGGTCATCGTGTTCGTTCCACTCAATACGAGCGGAACCAAGTAAGCCACGCTTTGAGAATTCCTCAATAGCGGACTCGATGAGGGAGCGGGTATACACCCGATTTCCTCCAGTCTTTTGACCTTTTAAAGTCTTAGACCGTAGTCGATACGGGGCACGTGGGATATACCCTTTGCGCTCCCACATCCTGATGGTAACAATTGTTTTCTCTAACGCGTGCGCCAATGCACCGATAGTGAAGACCTCTGTCTCTTTACCACCAAGAGTTTTAATGATTGGATTTTCATCCCAACCATTACTCTCACCGCTTTTACGGCGAGAAACCTTTGGGTCTAAATCACGACGCTTGCGCTTTGATCCAGGAAGGTACTCAAGATCAGCAAAGGCTGCCTCGATCTCTTCATCACTGCGCATACGTGTAATTACCCCTTATTCATTGTTAGTGCCCACGTGATTTGCTGTGGGTACATTTCATCAATTTCTTCTTCAGTAAGTTGATCACTGTACAGGGCAGCCATCAACGCATCTTCATCAATGATACGAATAGTTTTGTACAGTTGATCTCCAAGATTCTTGGCCTCAATAATC